CCCGTCAAGCGAGAAGCTCTCGGAAGGCGTGTCCATCTTCTCGGATTTGTAAACGGCTTTCAGTTTCGCCAGAGCTGCGGCTTTGTCCGGGCCTTCGTACTTATTGCCGCGGTAACCACCGTGTAATGCGGCCCACGCAGCCCCGAGTAGACGATGGTTCGGCTTGCCGCTCGCGTCGGTGTAGGGGAGATGCCCTTTCCCGGCCAGGAACTTAACGGCCTCTTCAATGTGTTGATTGGAAATGAACTGGAGTTTCATGGAAGTCCTCATTTCTTTCGCTGGGTTCGTTCGCGGATGATGTCTTGCAGCTCGCGGTCTAACTGATCCGATTCCGCCATTCTCTTTTTGTGCTCAACGCAGTAATCGCCTTCTGCGGGCCGCGCGCACATGGTGGTGTAGAGGGCTTCATCTTGCTCGTCGGCACAGAGCGCGATGTATTTGCAAGGCATGTCGATCAGCGGCGCGGGACTGATTCCGCGCCGTTTGCTTAAAAGGATCACTACCCTCTCAGGGGTGGGGACCTAAATACCTCCCACTTGTACCCTTCCGCGCCTTGTTCCTGTCCCCTAAAGTGCTCCTGAAACGATCTCCGGGTCTTGGATCAGCCGGGTAGCATAATCACAGTTTGAGTCCCCACCCCTCAGAAACTAGAAACTGTCTCACTTTCCAAAATTTTGCTATCGGGCCGCCACCACCGCGGCAGCGAAAAGCAGGGCCGTAAAAATCAGGGCTTCGCGGCCTGCGGTCACGCGGGTCACAGCGGAGCCCTCGCGCCAGCTACAGCGCAAACGCAGTTGTGTGTTACAATGGAGTTGGCTAAGTAATAGCCCGTGTCTGTCTGGAGGTTGTAGACGTGACCGCAAAATTCATGTTCGCAAATCTCAGTGATCTTCACCGGCGCTATGAGGCCGGTGAGACGCCTGAAAATCTCGCTCGGGAAGTCGGATGCAACCGCAGTTGTTTGATCCGAACCTTCAAGCGTAATGGTCTGGCGATTCGCGGGCGCAGCGAGGCAATCAGACTGACGATGGCTAAGCCGGGAGAAGGCAAGCGCCGAACGCTGGCCGCGAATAAAGCTTTGAGGGGCAGTAAGCAACCCCGCCAGTCGCTTCCCAAGCGTGCGCGAACACGTGAGTCCATCCCGCCACGAATGAGCAGCCGCGAGTCCGAATTTGCGAATGTACTCGCAAGTGAGGGCATCCAGTTCACCTTCCAAAAAGCCCTCGGAAAATACAACATTGACTTTGCAGTCAGAAACATCGCCGTGGAAATCTTTGGTGGTCAGTGGCATGGTCAAGGGAGGCACGCTGCCCGTCACGCTAAGCGCGTGCGGTATCTCTTCAAGAAGGGATTCCACCAAATGATCGTATGGGTTGATCGCAGATACGAAGCCCCTTGGGTTCGTGCACTGGAAAAGCTCGGCGCCTTGCTTAAGATGTCGGGCAGCGAGCCATCCGGCGTTCGTGAATACTGGGTGGTTTACGGTAAGAATCAAAACGTCATCAGTCTCAATTCGAATGCTAAGAACTTTCCCCTCAAACCAGCGTTTACTCGCAGCCGCGATGCCAGTGGCCGTTACAAGTTCGAGGCCAGATAAGCAATTCGGATGTACCGGCGGAGCGTCATCCCCTGAACTGAAGTCCTCATCCACTGGAATCGGCCCATCGGCGGCGTTCGCTTCGCACTCGTCACACGGATTCGGCCCGAGAATCCACCGCTTATACTCGACCGCGTTCCGTTGCAGCTTCTTGAGATACGCCTGACTCATGGCGTCGTTCATCTGGGTCGAGGCGATCATTTCGGCCCGATAAGTGGACATGCCATCCACCGCGTCTTTGATCAGCCGCGCCGTCCCCGGCACGCCGAGACGCTGGGTGATTCCAACGCTCACCGCATCGGCCACACTGTTGAGCGAGGTCTGGTCGAGGCCGGTAATAATCGCGTCGGTTTGTTCAGCGGCATAGGTTGCCGCCTGGTCTGCAGTCATCCCCGGATATTCCGTCACGGGATTGCCTTCATCGGCTTCGGCGAAAAGGCTGATCTTGTTCGCCGCTTCAATCGCCGCCACGATGTTCACCTGCAATAAGGCTTTCAAGAGCGGCTGGCGAGAGCGAAGTAAATTGTGCATCCCCATCTGGACCGCGTGGCGGGCGTGGTCTTCGAGGATGCCCCGGCCAGGATCGGCCAGGTCTTCAAACTTCATTTCGGCGATGCGCTTACCAAGGGCCCGGAAGTAGCCCACAAGATCGCGCTGGCATTGCTTCTGCACGGTTTTCCCGACCAGACCGAGCAGACCGGGGCGCTGGGCTTTCTCCAGGAACTCGGCAACGGTCTCTGTGATGCGGGTCGTCACTTCTTTTTCGTTCCGAGCGCGAGATCTTTGATGTGTGCCGGATACTGCGACACGCGGAATCCCGCCTTGCCCCACTCTTCCATGCTGATAACAATGCCCATCACAGGTTCCCAGTAGCGGATCAACTTGCTCATGTTTGACCGGTCAGGCAGCATGATCACCGCGTTACCTCTTCCATCGCCTTCGCCAATCGGTTCAAAGCTTTCGTCTGCCGCGCCGATTCAGTCGAGCCGTAGCCTAGATCGCCGTTATCGGGAGCTGCGTCGCCACCAGGAACAGCGGGCGCTTTCGGGTCGGACTGATTCACGTTCGGGTCGTTCGGATCGTTGCCGGCGGCTTGCGCGCGGGCCAGCTGCAGGGCGTGGGCTTTCGACTGTTGATCCTGCAACGCCAATTCTCCGCGCTTGTTCTCGATGTCCTCCATGACTTCGTCAAGGTTGTCAACGTTCAAGGAGTTCAAAAGTGATTTCAGAACGGCAGGACAGGCAATTTCAGGAAAGACGCCAGCCACGGTCCCCATGAACTGACCGATTTTCCGCAAGTCGTCCAAGAGAATCGGCGGCGTCGAGATATTGATCTCGTCCGGCTCGTCCGGGTCCTCATCCATGGCGATCGAGAAAATGTCCCGATAGGCATCCCGCCAAAACGTCTGATAGCTCTGGAACATCTTCAGCATGGGAAGTTCCATGGCTTCTGCTGTGGCCAGGTTGCCGGTCGAGGGATCGCCGAAGTAGTGAAGCATGATGCCAGTACCGGCTGAGACCATCAGTTTTAACTGGTCACCGTCCGAGCGCGCGTCGCCGGCGCCGGTCGCGCGCGGCATCGGCGCAAGATCGATTCCCTTGTTTTCGAGCCACGTGCCACCAGGCGCGGTCTGGGGATGACGCTCGACCTGGGTCATGCCGGCGGTGGTGTAGGTGGAAGAGAGTTTGTTCTGAAGTTGGTTGATGATACCCTGGCCGCCCTGTACTTTGCCTTTCCATGCGAATTTTGCGAGTGCCTGCTGGATGGCGACGCGCGCTTCCATAAATCGGCGATGTTCCTTGCTCCAATCCAAGTTGCAGGAGAGTAGGCCGTTGCCGCGCTTCAGGAGGGTGTCGAAGGGTAAGTGATAGACTTTGCAATTCTCGATGCGCTGATCCGGTTTCGCGCTCGAAATCTTGCCCTTGCTCGAGGGATCCGGCTGCTCGAGCAAAAGATCGTTGTCTTCGTCATCGTTACGCCAATCGGGGTAATAGAGAACTTTGTCCTGAGCGGTTAGTCTCCGGTAGCCCAAAACATGCTCTTCGTCGTCCGGGTCGCAGATGATGTCCGAGATCTGCAGGCAATCGATGCGGCGAATGGTTTTCGGGTCGTCGTCTTTGTCGGCGTCGAAGATCGCGAAGAACAGCTCGCCATCGATCAGCAGCTTTTTCGAGGAACGGCGCATGCCCTCGGAGTTCATGATCGTTTTGTTGCGCCGGTTCTTGGCGAAAGCATCGCACCTGTTCTTGACGTCTTCGTCTTTCGAGTCCCAGGAAACACCGGTCCCGAGCGCGTAGTCGGTCCAGAGCCGAACAGCCTGTTTCATTAAGGGATCGCGCAGCCAGTAGAGCCGGGCTTTTGCGACCAGAGTGGTCCTGGTTTGCGCGTCCAGGTCCGCGGCGGTCCACTGCCGACCGGGGACTAACCAGCCACGGTCGTCTAAGGCGAGTTCAATGTCGGCCCGGGTGAAGGCTTCCTTGTACTCGTCCGGCATTATGCCCATGACGAAATCGACCATCTCACGAGAGGAGTAGGCTTTCTCGCTGACGGAGACGGTCGGCTTCGAACGGAAGAAGCCGCGGGCTGATTCGAGGAGGTTCATTTAGAAGTGCGTCTCGTCGTGCTC